TCAATGCGTAAGAGTTTTTACGACAGCCGCCATCACTCGAGGGCACACAGCATTGCCAATAAGCTTGATCTTTTCGCGGCGAGTCGATTCGGGAAGTCGGTGCTCTGGCGGAAAACCCATTGCCGCCGCGAGTTCAGTTGGCTGTAGCATACGCATCTCATGTCCAGTTTTAGTGGGGCGGACATAAGCAAATCTATCTAGTGTGGTCACTGTCCGTAGAGGACGATCTAGTTGCTGAAATCCTCCTGCACCATCACTTCCATAGTAAACCATTATAAAAGGCGTTTTTGCTCCAAGAGTCTCAACAGCTCGTTCAGCTCTTTCTAATGTCGCTGTGGCTCGATCGTCGGTCCACACTTTAGTCATTTTCCAAGGCGCATCAAGACTTTCTCCGCGTCCGAGAATATCGGCAACCGTCTTTGACGTTTCTAACTTCTCTACTGGAAGCGTCGGCTCTCGCTCCCTATCGCAAACCACAAAGAGTCGACGGCGCGAGGTTGGCGTTCCAAAATACCTCGCATCTAGCACACCACTGTTCACCTGATATCCTAGGCTGACGAGCTTGGTTTTCCATTCTTCAAATCTTGCCCACCGTTGCATCTGAATTACGTTTTCTACAACGATCCACCTTGGTTGCAACACTCTTGCAAAGCGAATGACTTCAAAGGCAGTTTCGCGGCTCTTCTCGCAGCCTTCTTTCTTCCCCTTTGCAACACTGTGTGCTGTACACTCTGGTGACGCCAATAAAAGATCGATTTCTCCGACGTCTTCGAGAATTGTCCTTGGCTTTAGGTCACTGGCTTTCATGTTGTACGTGGTTGCATTTTTGAAATTGGCTGCATATGCGTCCGTTGCTAGTGACCAAATGTCTAGACCAGCAACAGGTGTTGCTCCTGCCATTGCAGCCCCACGCGAGCTTCCGCCTACTCCACAGAATAAATCACAGGTTCTAATCACGAATTTATTCCCACGAAAACAATGAAACGACACCCTAATTGTCTCATACCAGGTTTGCGTCTGCTAGGTCAAGTTGTTTCAGAAAGCAGGCTTAGGGAATGTGAGCATTCCCCCCTGAGTTTTGCAATAAACCTATGGGAGAGCAGACTTGAAAAGTTGCCAGATTTGCCGCTGTGTTTGCCAATCCAAGAACTTGACAATTTTCCTTGCTTCACGTTCCCTCGTGGAGTTAACCCGCGAATCTGACCCTACCCAAAAGAGGAATTCCTCTTGGATTTCGGGGGCAAGCAAGTTCAGGTCCATGATCTGGGTAAGTCGGGCACGGCTAACATGGCCAACTCGGGCGAGCTCCGCTTGGTCGGCAACTTGCCCACTCTTGATCAAGTGATCGAGACGGATGGCTAGGGCCATCATCTTTGTAATGCGAGGTATGCGGCCTGGAGTGGGTTGCTCTGGCTGCGTTCCGGCTTCGACGATCGTCTTGGCGGTTCGCTTGCCGGACTTGAATTCCAGTTTGTGCGTGGCGGTCAGCATGTGCTAGCTCCTTCTTTACTTTGCTGTTCTTGGCTGAAGGTTCTGATGCCGATTGGGTGGTAGGAGATGGACAGCTCCTTACGGTGGCCGTCGTACTGAATTGAATCGACGATCTGGTGAATAGCTTTTGCGCGTTCGGCCGGAGAGAGCGCTGCCCAGACCTCTTGAAATCGACCAAGGGCATCGCGTACGTCGGACTCATCAATCATCAGGCTGGAAACTGCGGCCATCTCATCAACGATCTCCGATACTCGTTGTTCCTTCTCGCGAATCTGGTCTTGGATGTCGGCAAATGACGTTTCATTTGCGCCGTCGGCGATCGCTTGGTTGAGTCGCTCGTAGTGGCCAAGAATCGCCCGCTCCATCGCGTTCTTTTCTTTCTTGAGTCGTTCTGCGGTCGTCTGGGTTTGAACGCGACTCTGGGCCAACGTGTCGCGAACGACGCCCGGGTCTTGGCCAACGCATCGTATTTGATCGATCACGAAGTTTTCGATCTGATCTGCCGGCAACGATGGTGATGGGCAACTTGCCCAGCCTTGCTTTTGCGCCCTGTGACACACGTAGTAGCGATAAAGCGTCGAGCCTTTCTTCGTGTACGAATGGCTCATCCCGCAATTGCAGGCAGCGCAGCGAAGCAGTCCTTGTAGTAATGCATTGTGCTTGCATCGGTTCAAAGCTTTCTTCATGCGGCTGTTCTGCTTTAGGGTCTCCTGGACCTGATCGAACATATCTCGCTTGATGATGGCCTCTTGAAGGCCAGGATGGAGTTGACCTTCGTACTCGATCATGCCGATGTAAGTTGCGTTGGTCAGGACGGCCGTGACCTTGTTCTTGTTGAACTCGCCGCCACCGATTGTCTTGCCCTTCTTCGTGGTCCACTCTTTCATTCGCCAACCGCGCTCATTAAGTACCCGAGCAACCTGCAATGTCGATTTTATTTCCAGGTACAATTTAAAAATCTCTTGAACTCGCAGCGACTCGAGCGGCTCAACGACCAGGTTCGTGTTGACAACGTTGTAGCCAAGGATCGGCTTTCCTCCGATCCAACGCCCCTTGCGCCTCGCCGCTCGCATCTTGTCGCGTGTGCGTTCGCTGATCATATCCCGCTCGAACTGAGCGAAGGATAAGAGCACGTTGAGCGTCAGTCGGCCCATTGAAGAGGCTGTATTGAACGACTGCGTTACACTCACAAACGTGACCTGATGACGATCGAAGACTTCGATGATTCTCGCGAAATCTAACAAGCTTCGACTTAGGCGGTCGACCTTGTAGACAGCCACGCAATCAATCTTGCCAGCAGAGATGTCTGCTAGCAAACGCCGAAGGCCTGGGCGCTCCATGTTGGCTCCGGTGAATCCGCCATCATCGTACTTGGTATCAAGGCACTCCCAGCCCTCGTGCTTCTGGCTCTTGATGTAGAGTTCGCCGGCTTCTCGCTGCGCGTCCAATGAATTGAACTCTTGCTCCAGTCCCTCTTCGGTCGACTTGCGAGTGTATATCGCACATCGAAAGGTCTTGCGTGCTTCGGGCTTTGCGGTTTGTTTGTTCGACATTAGGCTTTGCCCTCATTAACGCGAAAGAAGTTGAAACCGTTCCAGTGTTTGCCCGTCACAGCTTTCACTACAGCTGTGAGCGATTTGTACTTCTGACCTTGCCATTCGAAGCCATCGCCTCGAACAACCACGACGATGTTCTGGCCCTTGTAGCTACGCTGGAGTGACTGACCAACAGATAGGCTACGTGCGGGCTTCGAATCGACCTTCACAACAACCGTATTTGGCTGCTGGACAACTTCACGTGGCTTTCGCTCGCGTGGTGGCATCATTCGAATGTCGGCATCATTGGCAATCTCCATCGCTCGACGACGTGCTCGCTCTGATAGATCACCTTCGATGTTGGCCTGCATGCGCCAGGCGATTCGTTTGATGAGCCAGACCTTGTTACGTGTGTTGGTAGACTCATTAAACACTCCACAATACTTCTTTCGAAGCTCGCCAACACTCATGAGCTTCATGAGTGCGACTTCCCGTTCGATGTTCATTCTTGCCTCGGCTTGGTAAATGGTTGAGAACTCAGACGCGAGTTAACCCGCGTGTACACACAGAGCGGTAGTTCTCATGAATCTTCAAGCCCATCGGTGGAAGTTTCTGGCTCGGTTTCGGTTAATTCTGATTTCTCTAGTGATTTGCGCTTCAAGAGGACTCTAATCACGCCAGAAGCCAATATGCGGATAAGCTCGCTCCTTTGTTGGCTGGTCTCAACCATGGTTAAATTTGAAAGTTGATTCATCCAGTACCCCCTTTTAGTGGTTCAATGATGTGCAATTCGGCAATTCACCTTGTTAATCCGGTGTCTCCTATTTGTTGGAATACCCGACTGAGGAGCGAAATGACGGACGGTTTCTCAAAGTTGGGCAAATTGATCGAATTTAGAAAAGTAAAAATTTTTTCAGTTAAAGAATATGTATTGACCAAACGTGTCACGGCGATCGGGATGATAGCACTCGCGATTGGCGGTGGCTAAGCCTGGATGGAATCACTCAGGATAAACGATCATGGACTGGTGGATGGGAGGCCCGCAGTTAGGAAATTGCTCGGTGGAAGCCGAAGGCTTGCCACTGCCAATCGCACTTATTGTGCGTCAGTCGTTTGGATCGCTTGACGTTTTATTTATTGAAGGATTGCTATGGCTTACTGATTTTGAGGTTTTACAACATGACTACCGTTCGACTCCCACGTTTGTCTCGTCCCGGCGTGTTGGAATCAATCGCTCCTGAGCGCTTGTACGCACTTCTCCAACCATTTGCCGATTTCTTTGCAGATCGGTCCGTAACGATCAAGTCGCCGGACAGGATCGATTGTCAAGCAGTTATTCGCGAGATAGCTCTAGCTGATCGCGAAACGCCGGCAGGCTTGCTCGATGCGATTTGTCTGATTGATGAATTAGCCAACACTGTGGCAGTTGAGCTTCTACTTGATCGAGTGCCAGCTGGATCACTGGGTCTTGACAATCATGGTGAACATTCTGCAGCCGATATTGTCACAGCTGCGTGGCTGTTGCAGCGAGAGCAACTTATTCAGACTCATGCCAGAGCGAAGCTGAAAAGAGCGAGGTCATTTGATTACTTCCAAGCCAATCAGACCAAACCACCAAAATTCATCGCGCCGTCAGACTGTATACTGAAACAGCTCGAAAGCGACATTGATTCCTGGTATGTCGAGCGATTTCGAGGGCAAGGAACAAAAGTTGAAATCTTTGATAATGGCGATGAAGTAGAGATTTCGATCCTACACGGCAGCCTATTTAGGCGACAGCCAGTCGTGAAGTCGGGCGTCTTTGGCATGAAGTCATTCTGGCCGGTCCAAAGTGATGTGGCTATTTACAATCGCAGCTTTGGCGAATTACGAATCAACGCTAAGTCTGCCAAGGAAAAGGCTCTGTATTGTCGGCTACTTGGCAAGCACCTATTTGGCAATGAAGATTGCTTTCCTACAGGAATAAAGTATTCACTAGAACCACTTCGCGATTATGGATTTGCAGCGTTGACGCCAGGCGATATCGAGGATATTCGAGATGTCCGGATGGTTGAGCTTTGGCTTGGCGACCCTGATGAAAGGTATGGTGTGATTACCATTCGCAAGGGTGATGATTTATTCGACTGGGCGCAGGCGAAGAACAAAGATATTCACATGAAAAGGCGGCTCATATCGGCCACTTTCAAGCTGGAAGTGTTTGGACGCAAGGGCGACCTGTCGGTAACAGTGCGTCCACCTAATGTGGCTATGTATAATCGTGGACCAGTTGCATCGGTCATTGAAGCGTGGCTTGCACAGCGTGGTTTCATTCTCACAGGCAGTCAGGAACGGAGTAGGAGCCATGAGCCAGCCTTGGCTAGCACTTGAATCGCTGGGTGATGTGGCAACTTCCTTTCGGAGTTGGCGGCTATTAATGGCAGACGAGTTTGAAAGGTATCGAGATCTGCTGGTTCCGACTAGAGAATTGGCAGCAGCGCTCCCGGTGCCTGGCCGTCCATATGAGTGGTTGGAGATTTGCCAGGTTGATGAGGGTGTTTTCGAAGGCTACAACGAAAAGACTGAGGAGTATGTGCCAGTCGATCGGCAAGACATTGTTTGCTATGAATTTAGCTTTAGCAGACTGGCCGCTGAGCTTGCTGCTCTAGTTGGATTTGATGCGGCCTTCGAGCGGCTCGGAGGTCCCATGTATCGATACAGGCTTGGTCACTATGGGAATCCTAATGGATCTGGGTTTTCATTGTTCCTGGCCAAAGTAAGCGATCCTGGCCGGCTGGATAGGTGCATTGATGCTTTTCTGGCGGAAATCCGACGACCATTTGTACTGTTTCTCACATCCAAGCGAATACTAGGCAGTCGAAATGAGGCTCTGCTGGATTCGCGAGGCTGCTTGGTAGTCCCGCTTGAACAAGCGTTATCCCGTGGCGACGACCGCGTGTGGAGTTTGTCGCCATGGGCGCGTCAGCAGTTGATTGTCTTCCGCGATCGCTTGCTGCCACCTGTGAAAATCGTAGCTGGCCGTTTTCCAACTCCAACCGGCAGCCGCTGGTGCGACTTGGAGATGCGGTTCATCGATAGCGAGAAAATCAATGTGAATATACGCGATCAGCGGCAAGTGCTGACCTATTCACAGTTGGGGTTGGTCGATTCGAGAAGTGGCAAGCCCAGCAAACAGTGGGAGCTGCTTAAATTGTTCGCCAGAGAACATGGTGTCATGACCTGGCTATCGCCTGGTGCCTGCAGAAAGAATCGAAAAAGGCGAGAATTGCTTAACAAGTCGCTTCAGCAATTCTTCGAAATTGATGGTGAGCCGATCGAGCTTACAGATGATCGAAAGGGCTGGCGATGTGTTTTCAAGTTGCAACCCGAGGATTGGAGTCAGTCATTTTCTTAATCTTGCTACAATGTGCCCCATACTCTTTGCTGTAACTTGTCTAATATCTTCGCCGATTAAAAGAATGGGCATGCTTCCCGAACTGTTCGGCTTAACTTCATTGACATAGCGTTGAGAAATATTTTGGACGCAAGCCAAACAGTCAGCGATACACTTACCAAGTCCCTCGATGGATTTCGAGCAGCGGCTTCGGGACTAGCGACGGCCTTCAGGTCATTGAACAACGAGCAAGTACTAGATTCGCGTATTGCGACAAAATTCATACTGTCTTGGATGCGTGATCTCACGTATTACCATAAACAGTTTGGAGAGTTAATCAATCGAAGCAAGCGTCCGCCAATCGCGGACGACTTCACGGCTTCGGTCGCAATCGCACTAAGAGAATTCTTAACCGCTCGCGGCCACGAGAATTCCGTTTATTGCGAAAAACCGACTCACAGAAGTCGTGGTGCCACTCGACCGGATATTTCGGTGCTCGATGGAAGAAGTCAATTGCTGGCGACGATCGAATGTAAAACCAATTTCGGCTGGAATCGAAAAGGCTGGCAAATAGCCTTTGAAACACGCGAGAATGCATTGAAAAAATTGTTTCCGAACTGCACTTCGTATCTATGCATAATGACTAAGATCAATTGGGATTCTTCGGAACTGGATAAATCAAACAAGCTCGGTACCAGTTGGTTCTGTCTCTGCAATGACTACATCGGCAGACTTAGGGGCGCAATAACAGATGAAAACATTTTCACCCCAATTGAACCGCTTTTTGTAGCGACTCTAGAGAAATTGGAAAACAGAAAAGGGCAAAATTCGTAAGAGTACAGCGATTTGCACGGAGCCCTCGAAGGACCGTTTGGGCAGTGCCTGCTCAACTTCTGCATCAGAATCAAGTCAACGGGAATCAGGAATCGCACAGGTTAACTAGAAATCCAGCACTAGCCACTCGGCATGCCCAAGTCCCCTGCTACGTCTACTTACTCTATTCACGGATATGCGGGCAGCGATTCTCTTTTTAAGTGATGGCTTGCAAGAGCCAATAATGACTGCCCTTACTCGTTCGTCTTAAACAAGCATTTGGGGAATTTCCCAAATCCCCTCTCATGGAATTTTAGCAATTTTCTGATTTCATTTTTCCTGATTTTCCTTGGTTTTGCTGCAACCTCGCCAAGGAATTTTCTTCTTTTCCCAGCCGTTTTGGGAAATTTCGCCAGTAGCGGACGACAGGTCTGATTCACATCAGGAAACAGCCCGCAAACGAGCGGGTGGGCCTCACAGGCTTTCACTCTCGGACCTGCCAGCCTGTGGGGCCTCGAACACGAGGTCCGTTCATGTCAGACAATCCATCTATCAACCTTGGTGATGACAATTTCGTCCGCAGCGTAATCCACCGCCAGGTCGGCAAGCTAATCGCCAAATCGGCCTTTAGCCCACAGGATCGAGAAGACCTAGTCCAGGAAGTGTACGCTCGGGCCACTAAGAGCCTTGAAAACTACGATCCGTCGGTCGGCCACCTCTATCCATACGTTTGCACAGTGGTGCAACGTCACCTGTCCAATGTGGTTCGAGATCTTTCGGTACCGAAGCGGAAATCGTCAGGCCGTGTGAGTCTCAGCAAGATCGTTCGTAGTGAAGATGGGGGCTCTACAGAGTTGTCTCAAACACTCCACGATCGTGACCAAGATCGACGACTGGGCCGTTCGCGCAGATTGGGCGAGGAAGAACTCAACGACTTGCGCATGGACTTGGCGGCATTCATTTCTCAGTTGCCAGAAAAGTTCCAAGACATTCTACGGCTGCGTCAAACGCACTCAATTGCTGAGATTTCTCGCGAGTTAGGTATTTCACGATCCACCATCAACGACTGGATGCAGCAGATTCGCAAACTCTGTGAAGAAGCTGGATTTGAGAAATATCTTGAATCCTGACCGTCATTTTGCACCCGTACCGGGTATTTCAACAGATAGGGAAAACAAGTTTTCAATCACTTCAACAAACCAGGACTACAGACTTATGAGCAATCCATTAGACGTACAGACCCGAATCACTCTTTCACTGTCACTGCAGCGCTATCTACGTGCCGTCGAGCGCTTTGAGGCCGCCTCAAAGGAGTTTACCGAGGCTTGCAGCACCATTCGTGAAAGCCTGCCGAAGCCCAGCCGCTTTGTGGCGGTGATCTCTTACCAGCACTATCTGGTGACCAGCGATCAGGAAGGGAATTTTGAGGTTGAACGCCTCGAATCGCTTTGACTTCCAGTCCACCACACAGCCATCACGCACAGCACCCAGTATCAGAAAGATCCCCAGGCAATGTCCAAGCGCCCCTTACCCAATGAACCCGGCCAGAGAACCTGCCTTAAGTGCGGCAAGAGCTTCAAGTCCAGAAACGCCGGCAATCGTATCTGCCCTGACTGCACGAAAGTTAATGCCGGACTGAAGATCAGCGAGGAACAACTGGCTCGGGAGCGTGGAGCCAAGCGGCTCAACGGATTCCTGTTGGACCCACCGGGCTCCTATGAATCGACTTGTTTCTAGTCAGTTTTACCAAAAGTTCCATTTCATCAAGTACCAATGTCTCAACTACTCACTCAAACCGAAACGGGCGACAAGACGCTGCTGACCTATTCGGCGCTGAACACTTTTCGCAATTGTCCCCGCCGGTACAAGAATCGGTACCTGGATAATCTGCGACCACGTGAGCGTGCCAGTGCTCTCTCCTTTGGTGGAGTGGTCCACAGTGCCATCGAGCTGTGGTATCGCTCACAGGTTGGGGGAGCTAGCTGGGAATCGCGCATGATCGAAGTTTACGCCTTCATCAATGAAGCGTTTAAGGATCGAACCAACGATTCACAGCAACTGGCAGCCTGGCACCTGACCGCAGCCATGATGCGTGGGTATGCCATGCGTTATGAGACTGAAGATTTTGAGATAGTTGAGGTTGAGAAGGATTTCATTGGTGAAATCCGCAATCCGGAGACTGGCCGGCTGAGTCAGACATTTCGCATGGCCGGCAAGGTGGATGCCATTGTTCGCTGCCATGATGGCTTGTATCTGCTCGAGCATAAGACAGCTTCCACGGTAGATGCCAGCTACCTGGACAAGCTGTGGACCGACACCCAGATCGCCTTGTACTGTTATTACCTGCGTGAACTGGGCTACCCAATTGTGGGTGTGATCTACAACGTGCTGCTCAAAAGCCGTCTGAAGCAAGGTAAAGGTGAGACGCAGACCGAATACGAAGCGCGAAAGGCGGAGTTGGCAGCCAAAAATAAGAGTGGCAAGTCAACGGCCAAGCGACAGTTGCCAGAAACGGATGATGAGTTTCGGTGCCGGCTGTACGAGTGGTATCGCCGGCCTGAAGCCTTCCATCGCGAGTACATCTACCTCTCCGAAGATCGCCTGGCCATGTTGCAGGACGAAGTCTGGGAGATCACCCAGCAGTATCTGGACGCCCGGCGGCGCGGCAAGTGGCTGCTCAATACGTCCAACTGTTTTTCATACCAGCGCCCCTGTGAATATCTGCCTTACTGCCAGTCGGGATTTAATCCCAATGTGGCTGGCAATTTATATGAGATCGCTCTGCCGAACGAAGAACTGTCTCGTGTTGATTCTGAAGCACCTCCATTTTGATTTGAAAGGATTGAATATTTATGACACTGACTTTGCCTACTGCTAAGACAAAGCCGACGACCGACTTGTCAAAACAGACCATCCTGATTTTTGGGGCTCCCAAGCTTGGGAAAACTAGTTTTGCAGCTAATGCCCCTGACGCGATCTTTCTAGAGTGTGAACCTGGCCTGAATCACCTAGAAGTTTTTAAAGTACCAACCTATTCGTGGGAGGCATTCCTCGAAGCATGCAAGTTGATAGCCAAAGGTGATCACAAATTCCAAACAGTAGTCATCGATACTGTCGACAACGCCTTCAAAATGTGCTCCGAGCATGTATGTGCCAAGCATGGCATTGAATATGAAGGCGACATGGCTCATGGCAAGGGCTGGGCGCTGGTCAAAAACGAATGGCATCGCGTACTGACCAGACTGGCCAGTCTGCCTTACGGCCTGATCCTCATTTCACATGCGGTCGACAGGACCATCGAAACGCGGACTGGCGAGTACACCAAGACGGTGCCCAGTCTGCCGGACCGAGCCCGCAATGTGGTTCTGGGCCTGGTGGACATGATTCTCTACGGGGACTCCGTAGCACGGAAAGACCCTGCTGGCAATGTGATTATCGATCGCGTCCTGCGAACCAAGCCCCACCCAACCTATGAAGCCGGCGATCGCACGGGCCGCTTGCCTGAAGTCTTGCCGCTGAATTATGAGGCGTTCGTCGCTGCCTTCCATAGTACAGATTCTGTCAATGCGCTGAGCCAAACGCCTGGCAAGGGCTCTGCCGCTACATCCACAACGCCAGGTAACACTCAATCAGGAAAGGCTACCAAGCAATGAGTGACTACGAAGACTATGAAACCTACCAACCATCCGTCGATCTGTCCGGGTTTGATGATGATTTTGCAACGGCAGAGGCACCCGAGTATGACGAGGTGCCCGATGGCAAGTATCAGGTCCGCATCGAATCGGTGCGACTGGACAGCAGCCAGAAGGGTGACCCAATGATCAAGTTCGATCTGGAAGTCATCTCAGGCGCGCAAGCTGGCCGCCACATTTTCAAAAACGCGGTCATTACACAGGCATCGATCCCATATGTAAAGGGTGACCTAAAAACCCTGGGCTTGGAGCTGGCCAAGTTTAGTCAGTTGGCCGGGCGACTCGAAGAACTGCTCGATGTGACCTTGGAAGTCACGAAGCGGACCCGTGGTGACTACGCCAACGTCTACTTCAATCGACGCATTCGCATCGCTGCCGGATCAAGTGGTGAGTTTTCACAGGATCAGGTCCCGTTCTAAAAAGGACTGCTCCGTGAGGATCGGTGGCGAAACGGTAGCCGCCCAAACAGGTCAGTTGAGCAGATGCTGGAGTGACACACCGGAAGGCAGGAGGCTAGTAGTACCCCGTAACGACCTTTCCGTGAAATCCGGCCTGCATGCAGGTTCGACTCCTGCCCGATCCCATTTTTAACATCTCAGCACAAAGGTAATACAAGGAGGATAATCTTCGAAAAATGAGTCAAAGCAAGCCACAAGTCACTATCGGCAAGTCATCAAGAGCACCTACGACCACGATCGTAACGGCAAAAGGTGTTGTCACAGAGATTGCTCAGCCAAATAGAGTCGTATTCAACCGCACTAACGATTCCGTCGACTGGGCTTCGTTTACCTGGAATCCAGTCACAGGCTGTGAGCACGACTGCAAGTTCTGCTATGCGCGAGAGATCGCGGTATCCAGCCGAATGTCTCCTTACTATCCCAACGGGTTTGAACCAACCTATCACCAGTATCGGCTATCGGCACCAAAGAATACGAAAAAGCCAGTTAGAGACGATCCACGTGACGGACGCGTGTTCGTCTGCTCGATGGCTGACCTATTTGGCAAATGGGTGCCCGACGAGTGGATCAATAGCGTGTTTAAGGCATGTCTCGAATCGCCACAGTGGGAGTATCTGTTTCTAACGAAGTGGCCAGCTCGCTATGCAAAAATGCCATTACTCGAAAAGGCATGGTATGGAGCATCGGTGATTCAGCAATCGGACGTCAGGCGTGTTGAATCAGCCATGAAGGATTTTGAAACGCCATGCGTCAAGTGGATAAGTTTAGAACCGATGCTCACGCCTATCCAATTCGAGGATTTGAGTTGGTGCAATTTGGTGGTGATCGGTGCGCAAACGTCAACCAATCAACCAGATGGCTTTGTGGCTGAGTTTGCTCCCGAATTTGACTGGGTTGTTGATGTCGTCAATCAATGCCGAACCTGGGGTGTTCCCTACTATCTCAAGGAAAACCTTGGCTTATCAAGACCGGGCATGAAGTTGCCCAAGGGATTGCCTTCCTAATCACAGAGGATCATGGATGTTAACTTTGTCACTCTCAGTTCCGCCTTCATACAATCATTTCTTTTGCTACTACCAAGGACGGCCAGTGCTTTCCAAGGAAGCACGCGCGTATCGTCATCAGGTACGTCGAATCGTAAGCGCGAAAGGCATCAAGCCATTGATGGGGCCTCTGGCCGTGCGCGTTGATTACTTTCCCCCGGACAATCGCAAGCGAGATATCGACAACTGCCTAAAGAGCGTCCTCGATGCACTGCAACATGCCGGTGTGTTCTGGGATGACTCCCAGGTAGCTTGGCTGCTGACGATCAAACATCCATCCAGGGCTGACGGTAGCGTGCAAGTACAAATCGATGATGTCTCCGAACAGTCACTTTCTGCCTGGCTAGAGACGTTTCAATCCTGTCCACAAAGCTGAGCAATTTAGGTGACCAGATCTCAATCAGCGGTAGTCGACTCGTGATCCATTCAGCCATTGAACTATTAACCTGCATTTTTGAGCCATCGGACTTGATCCTGTTCCGGCCAGTAGAAACTTGGACTGAGGGGGACAGGAAGCGCAGTCGAGTAGACTACAAAAATGTGTGCTATCGATCAGCCAAGCCAAAAACGCTTGAGAATACACTGTCTAGGCTACTGGCAAGTTCAGAGGCCGAGCATACAAATTTGTTCTTTGGGGTCTGTCCACGAGTTGGCAATAAAGGACGCTTCGACCTGGCTTGGCAGATTCGCACACTGCGCTGTCTCTGGGCTGATGTCGACGGATGTACCCCGGAAGAAGCCGTGCAGCGCTGTGCGGCTAAGAACATGCCCGATCCCACCGCCATCGTAAGCAGCGGAAATGGTGTGCATCTGTATTGGTTGCTCGACCAGCCTTTTCTGATTGATGATGTGGGAGATCCAACGCCGGTAGAAGTTGAATGGCTGGTTGGCCCCGACGGCAAGCGTAAAGCCAAGCGTTACATTACCGATGGTATAGATCGAATCTACATCGACCAGCGCCATCACCTGACCAAGATAAGCCCAAAGGCACAGTATGTTCAAGATATTGTAGCTGGCATTGCGCAGGCGGTTGGTGGCGACCATGCTACCGACCTGACTCGATTGTTGCGATTACCGGGAACTCTCAATCGAAAAGACGAACGCAACGGTAAATCGCCCATACCATCAGAGCTAGTTGTAATCGAGCCGAGTCGCCGTTACGCAATAGTAGCTTTTGATCGCTTTGCAAAATCTGTCAAAGCACCAACTTGCGATCGGCTACCAGAGCCAGAGGCTGTAGCTCTGAACACAAGCGAAGGCTGTTCACATGTTTTGAGTGATGACGAAATCATCAATCTTGCATGCAAGCAGCGGCAATCTGGTCCAAAATTCCAAGCTCTCTGGGCCGGCGACTGGTCATCACATTTCAATTCGCCAAGTGAAGCTGACGCGTCGGTTGTGTTCACACTTGCTTATTACACCAAAGATGCGCAGCAGATTGATCGGCTATTTCGGCAGTCCAAACTGATGCGACCGAAGTGGGACGAGAGGCATGGCAGCGAAAGCTATGGTCAAACCACTATCGCTAAAGCTCTGAGCAAAGTCACCAACCAGTTCACACCGAAGAAAGTGAGCTCTTCCAACACCAAGCGGCGAAGGCAACCTCCTGCCAACCTTGGATTCCCCAAGCCTGCCATCGACTGGGACTTCAAGAGTGACCAGACAGAGAATGCCATGGCTGTGGAATTTATCGACGTCAATCAAACAAAACTGAGGTATGTGCCACCTTGGAAGAAATGGCTGGCATGGGACGGCAAGCGATGGAAGGTAGACATCGATGCAGGCCGAACGACTCGCTTAGCAAGAAGGCTAGTACGGAATTACTGGGATCGTCTCCAGGCAATTCAGGCTGATAAGCACCAGAAAGACTGGGCTGATTTCTGTCGCTGGGCTAATCGCAAGACCACGATTGAGAATGTTGTCTCCCTAGCTCGTTGCGATGGAAGAACGACGATTGATCACGAGCTGTTGAATCAGGACACTAACCTTCTCAACCTGCAAAACGGAACACTGGATTTAGTAACTCGGAAATTCCGTGATCATCGTCAGACAGATTCCATCACACAAATAGCTAACGTCGCATTTGATCCAAGTGCTAAGTGCCCCAAGTGGCGTGCATTCATTGATCTCATCTTTGGCGATGACGGTGAGGCCAAGCGATACATCCAGGCATTGCTGGGCTATTCCTGCTCAGGCGATGTGGGTGAGCATATTTTACCAATTTGCTATGGTTCAGGAGCCAACGGTAAGTCCACACTTTGGAACGCAATCGTGGAGATACTCGGCGATTACGCCATGCTGGCCCCCAGTAAGCTGCTGCTAGGCACTTCCAATGAGCACGACACAATTATCGCATCGCTTTACCAGCGGCGTTTGGTGGCCATTAGCGAGCCCGATGAAGGGTCAAGACTGCGAGAGGCACGTGTCAAGGAACTCACAGGTGATGAGCACATTACGGCAAGACGCATGCGTGAGGATTACTGGAGCTTTCATCGTACACATAAGTTCTGGCTTAGTACTAACCATCTGCCGCAAATCAACGGAACCGACGAGGGCATCTGGCGACGAATCAAGCTTATTCCGTTTCGAGTTGACCTACGGAAGGTTACCGAGCCCATCCCGGACTACCACAAGTTGCTGGTACGCGAAGAAGGACCAGGAATCCTAAATTGGCTCCTGGATGGATTCAAAGACTGGCGAGCCAATGGATTTATTGAACCCAAGTCGGTCGTCGAAGAAACCAAGTTATATCGCGGTAGCTCGGATGAACTGGGCCGCTTCATTGCCGACTGTTGCAACGTCTCGCCAGAGCTAGTAGTCGTTTCTAGCGACCTCTATCACGCCTACAGGCAGTGGGGTGGCGAGCAGTCGCAGATCCGTTTTTCAACGAGCATTCAAGCAAAATTTTCGCGCGTCAAACGCACCTTCGGAAAGTACCGAAACAAGCAGGTATTCGAGGGCATTTCAGTCGCAGAAATGGAAGAAATCGGTTAATCGAGCCATGTTCAAAAACCTTCAAAAACATTGGGAATTTTGCAAGTGCGCCAGAGTGCGCCATGTATTTTCATTATCTTCCATGCGCGCGTGCGCATGGAAATTAACCAAACAACCTAGCGCACTCTGGCGCACTGCCCCAAAATGCGGACCGCAAAAACAGGATTCAGTGACACCAAATGAATGAACTTTTTGAGTTAAACGCAAGACCAGAGTTCGAGACCTGTTCGGACCCCGATTGAACGTTTCGAACTGGTGGTTGTTTTTCATGAGATCGAGGAAATGAAAATTGTGAAAACGATGAGCAGATGTGATGGCAGTCAAGTTGAAGTTGAATCAAACGACCTGCTTCGTAGGAATAACCAAATGTTCAATACGGTTCGAAAGGCTTGGAGGCTGACAGCGCCAGAATCGCACTATCGAGAGCCTCGTTGGCTGCGAGCGGCTGCATCGATGGCTGGCAAAGCAGGTCGATTGCCAAAACTCCACCGCTGGTCTTCAGTAATCGATCAGTTGCATGACGCAGGCTACGGCAGAGCCCTCGATCACATTGGCATCATTCGTGTACAAGGCCAGCGCCACGTGATCTTCGAGCCTTACGAAAGTAGCTGCAGTATGGATACAGCAAGACGTATTGCGGATGAACTGGCGTCAAAGCTGAAGTGCCGCGCATGGGTATCACTTTGTAGTTGGCATGTGCCAGGAGCCACCATTCGAATAACGCTCGCACCGTTGCACACGTTAGCGCCTGTCGCAACGGTTGCACATCGTTTGAATCAAATACCAAGCCAGCCAGAGGTCGCGTCAGTGGGCAAGCAGTGGCCCCAAGGCGCGTCTGCGAAAGTGGCACTCAGTCGCAAGCCCCCAACGGATGGGTCCTCCCAGAAAAACCAACTCCCATGGGGGGCGTGGGAACAGCCGCGCGATTAGTCACAGTTTGTTTGTTTTGTCCGACCCCCAGCTCCCTAGCCAAAGGATTGCATTATGACCACCACTTCCCTGCAGATTGAAATGTGGACGCTCGATCGAGTTCGTCCCTATGAAAACAACCCTCGCAACAACGACAAAGCCGTCGACGCGGTTGCAGCTTCGATCAAGGAATTTGGATTCTCGCAGCCAATTGTTGTCGACACCGACAGTGTCATCATCGTCGGCCACACACGATTGAAGGCGGCACAGAAGCTCGGACTCGAACGCGTGCCGGTCTTGGTCGCTTCGCATCTGACGCAAGAACAAGTTCGAGCATATCGTATCGCCGACAACAAGACAGCCGAGATCGCGGAATGGAATTACGATCTGTTACCGATCGAACTGTCGGCATTACAGGAAGCAAACTACGATCTAGGTCTACTGGGTTTCAACGCTGAGGAACTGGCGAAGCTGATGGACACCGGTGTGAGCGAAGGTCTCACCGATCCGGACGATGTTCCATTGCCACCCGACGAAGCCATCACTCAACCAGGCGATCTTTGGATTCTCGGCAACCATCGATTGCTTTGTGGTGATTCATCGAAGCCAGAGGATCTTGATCGGCTGCTGGCCGGCGCACCAATCCACCTTGTGAACACCGACCCTCCATACAATGTGAAGGTTGAACCACGAAGTAGAAACGCCATAGCCGCTGGTCTGAGTTCATTTGCGAATGATTCGGCATCGAAGAAGCTCAAGCAAGGTCAAGGCAATGCAGCGTCTTTCGGTGTAGACCATCAGACGGGAAGGCCCAAGGACGGACCCACGCACAAAAAGCTGCGTCCCAAGGATCGACCGCTGGCGAATGACTTTGTCAGTGACGAAGAATTCAGTCGATTGCTTGATGCTTGGTTTGGAAACATTGCCAGAGTTCTCCTTCCCGGTCGTAGTTTTTATATCTGGGGTGGATATGGCAATATTGGAAACTACCCAGGACCACTCAAACGTAACGGATTGTATTTCAGTCAAGCGATTTGCTGGGACAAAATGCACCCTGTGCTTACGCGAAAAGATTTTCTCGGCGCGCACGAGCTCGCATTTTATGGCTGGAAAGAAGGTGCTGGCCACAAGTTCTACGGGCCAAATAACATCACGGATATATGGCATGTGAAAAAGATTCCTCCGCAGCAACTAGAGCATTTGACGGGCAAACCTGCAGAACTCGCTGTTCGCGCCATGCAATATTCATCTGTGCCAGGAGAGAACGTGCTGGACCTCTTCGGTGGAAGTGGATCGACACTGATCGGCGCTGAGCAATGCGGCCGCAATGCGTTCTTGATGGAACTCGACACACTGTACAGTGATGTCGTTGCAGATCGCTTCCAGCGCTTTACTGGTATCCCAGCGGTGTTGGAGAGAACCGGCGAATCTCCGATCCCCATGAAAGCGCGTGAGGAGAACATGCGATGAAGCAACGGGCACCAGCCAGAGGCTCAATCACGCCGTTCGGCTATCGACGGATCACGTGCAAGGATCGGAAGCAGAGATTCGAACACGTGATCGTTTGGGAGTCGCATCATGGGCCGATCCCTGAAGGGATGGAACTGCATCATTGCAATGGTGACAAGCTAGATAATCGGATCGAGAATCTCAGGCTTGTAACTCGTCTTGAGCACAAACGCATTCATAGTGGCTGTGTCAAAGTAGGTAGCCGCTGGCTGAAGCAGTGTCGGCGTTGTCGATGGTATCGTCCAGTCGACACAGATTTCTACGAGTACAAGGGACGCAGCGGTGTCATGGGCAAATGCAAACGCTGTCTAACAGACCTTGCCGTCATTGCAAAGCGGAACCGTAAACAGCGTGCTTCTGCCAAACCTAAGTCATCGGACTAACCAAGTTGAACTTTGTTGCTATGCCAAGCCTCGTTTTCAAAGACATAGATGTGCTCCGCTCCGCAGTTCTTCGCGAAATCCTGAAGGGCTGCTCGCGTCGGCATGACTACCGTGCGATTGCCGTTGGTGAATCGTTCGGGCGTACCGTCGTTAGCCAGCGAACGAATATCGCCGCCAGCGACAAGCGTCCGGACCGATCTGATCGATGTGTAATATTCTTTGAGGACTCTGCCGGCATGGCCTGGGTAGCCATCGAAGTGAAGATAGATCGCTGCGTAGCGACCATCTTCCTGCTGGCAGGCAATCGTTGCTCTTGTGGACATGTGTTGGTTTCCTTACTTCGATGGTTCGTGGTGGTTGGGTTTGACGATGGCAACGCAATCATCGGGCATCGTCAGCATGAGTGTACGCCCGTTGTCCCAGTCAACATCGACTTGCGTCCAATCGTGATGCTCGTGAACATCAATTACGGTCCCCAGCGAACCAACGGGTATTGGGTTTGGGTCTTGCGGCATCGATACCAAGTGGATGCGATCACCTTTCTTCAATCGTGTCTGCATAGTTGTTGGTTCCTTGTTTCATTTGGTGGTTGCGTTAAGTTTGTCGAGCAGCTCGCCGGCTTGAGCCAAGCGGGCGTTAACCTGTGCCATCATGTGAACATTCCGCCAGCGCAGAGCTGGGTCATCGGGTTGTTTCAATGCGTCGAGCGATTGACGCAATCGGTCGAGGTAGTCGCGTGCAACAATGTGAAGATTTTCGTAGGCAGACGCCGGCTCAATGGCTGGTTTGGCCATGGTTCGTTCCTGGTTGTTGGAGTAAAGATAGTCGAACCCCAACAGTCAGCCAACGAATGCCAAAACCATCAAGCCAACATGCGACCAAGTCTTGCAAATTATTTGCAAACATGTGGATGCGCCCGCGAACCGCAGTTTTGCGACGTGTCGCGTTGTGTTACTTGTTGGGCTTATATTCGCACCAACGAGAAAACGCCCACACGGTGCAAACGTGGGGCGATTGGTGGGAAGCGTTCCGTACTTCGGGCTTGTCTACAAGTCGTGCGGTACCAAGATGGCAGCGCCATGTCCGGAAACAGGGATCAAATCTCCGTTGGTCGTTCGGGCGAACAGTGTTTCACCTGTTCGGATGACGTCGACCACGCAGCCGACGTCAAGTCTGCGATTGTTGATGGTTCGCAGGACGTAGGTGATGCCTGGCTCTGGCGTTGCAGTTTCACCGTCGGCCAGGTCATCCACCGTTTGCAAGTCGTAAAAGTATTTCACCGAATCAGTCTCCTAGCCCCGCACTGTGAACCGACCGCGCTCAGCCTTCACGAACTTGCTGTCGTCGCCCTTGGCCAGATCGCGAAGGATTGCGCTGTACAAGGTCGCGTGGGGAGTCTTGCCACCAGGACTAGTCCAGTAACCCTTGGCCTGCATCGCGGTGATCAACTCCTGGGCGTTCATCGGTTCGCTAGATTCACTAAGCACTTTCAAAGCGGCCGTGACGCAGCTCAATCGCTTTTCGCCAGATTCGGTGGACTCGGCGTTTTCCGACTTTGTTTTGCGTGGCTTTTTGAGAACCGGCACCGCTGTGGACGGTACGCCTCCAATCGTCTCGACGGTAGCCGGTTCGTTCTCAACAACCGTTATGTTGCCTTCGGTGGTGACCTTCGTGCGTCCGCGCTTCGCACCGACTTCTCCCTGCAAGCGTTGAGCGCTCTTGACGTGAATTTTCTTGCCTGTCGCAAGGTTGGTCGCGTCCCAGCCGCCTCGTGGCTTCTCAGCATCAATTCGAACCTCGCAGCGTTTGCCCGAAACGTTCGCATAGTACTTGCCACCAATCTTTACTTCTGCCTTCTTCATCTTCGTATCTCCCAATCTTTGTTCGTGGTTGGCTGCCATCGTCAGGCCGATCGAACCACCGATCGACGACGCGGGTGTGGTCCGCGTTTCGGCTTACTCACCAAAGACCAGATCCGACAAACCCTCGCAGAGAAAATCCACGATCACCTGGATCTCGGTATGGGCTGCCGGTACGTCCAAACCACGGTCGAAGTTGAACATGGTCTTACGATCCGAAATCTGCCCAATCCAAAGCTTCGAAATCTTGCTTCGGCCCAGTTCGTATTCTTCGCTCTCCGCATGGTCGGCGAAAACAAGTGCTTCGAATCGGTACTGGTCGTTCATTTTGCCCTGCACCCAAGAGCCGCCAGCGCTCGCGGTGCGGTTGGTAATCTTGGTGATGGTCAGGTCCAGGTCGTTAGTTGTCATTTGGTTATCTCCGGTTCGGGGTTGATGAAATACATGGCATTAACACACATGAGCCATGAACTTCGCATCCTTGCAAGCCGCTGGGGAAAAGACTCGGAGAATTTCTCGGGATTCTTTTCCCCCAGCCTTTGGGGCTTGCAGTCAGCTGTCGCGGTAGTTCTCCCAAGCCCGCTTGCTGCCGTAACAGATCTGGCCACCTTCGACGATGTAGACCGTGTTGTCGTTGGCGACCTCTTGGTCGTCGTCATCGTCGTCGCCAGGTTCATTCATATCGCGGCCGCTGGTCACTCCGCAGATGCGGTTCTCAAATGGCCAGTTCTGCTGGGTCATCAGCCGCACTTCAGTGTCACCTCCGAACTCTTCGCGGTAGTCGTTAAGGATTTCGATCAGGGTGTCGAGGGTCATGTGTGGTTCTCCGTTTGGGTGAATGGAAATTGGTCTTTCAATGACACCATGGAGCCATGCGACTTGAATCAGCTCAAGCCGGGTTCTTCAGGTTTTGGTCTTGTTTTTTCATGTTTCTTCGCATGCCCCACGGTGCCCCACGTTGGCCCGGGTCGCGTTCTTTTGAATGTTGGGTTGATGGCCGCATGTGGCCGGGAAAACGCGACGGTGGGCAAGTGTCGCGACCAAGCGGAAGAACGCCTCGCTTCCGTTCGCGGCGTCCGTGGCATTCCGCTGGTATATGATTTAGAGAATCTTTCCGAGTCGGCTGTTTTTCATCGCGTCCAGGGCTTGGACAGCGTGAAAATGTTCATTCAGCAGAGGGCCGGCGGTGGGCGTCTGTTGTGCGTCGGCGATTTCCAAGGTTTCCGCCAAGGTCATCAAGCCCTCGATCGCCTTGTAGTAGGCTTCGCGGATCTCTTGGGCTTGGTGGGCATCCATCTCTTTGAAAATTTGGCGCAGGGTGGCGTCAGTTGCTGCATGAGGGTTGATTGCGTTGGTCATGTTTGTGTCTCCGTTTCGGAAAAAGGTTTGAATCGTTTACGCGATGACACACAGGAGCCATGCGGTCGGCGAAAGCTCAAGCCAAGACTGCGAGAATCTCAGCAGAATTCTGAATGTTTCTGCCATTGCGAACAATTCGCACACGATGCCACCGTTCGCATTGCTGCAGACCGTTGGCCACTATTAGTTACATACACGAAACAGGCCCACAGTGACGAAACGTTGGCCCAATGTTGCCAACGATTCGTAGGCCGAACCTCCGTGTTCGGTGTCTTGTTCGGGTGCGGCCTATGCCGCGCGGTCGTATTTGCGTGCCAGATCCAGGAGCTTGGTCTTGATCGTTTTCCATTCGGGCCTGGTTTCCCCGGCGATCTCTCCGTAAACCTTGTCGCGAAGGGCTCCCTTGTACCAGCCCTTGGTCCATCCCAGTCGGTAGAACAATCGGTTGAGTTCCGTTTCACCCAGGCCGGCACCAGGTCGATCCCAACAGCTCTTGGTGCCTTCTTTTTTGGTGTAGTCCCAATCGCTGCAGCGCCGGGTGTTGAGGGCCAGTTCTACCAAACCCAGCACCATCATCAGGTATCCAACCACCTTGGTCTTGTTGAGAGTTCCGGCGAAGGCGCGGAATTCGATTCGGTTCTTTCCGCGAGCCACGTGTGTCAGGTTCAGCAGGTGGTAGCGATCCGATTCGCATCGGCTCTTGGCGTTGTCCTTGTCACCGTATTGCTTGATCCGCTTGGCGTAGGTCATCTGTTCGCGTTTGCGCGTTCCGGTCGAAGCGTAGATCGCTCGTTCATGGTTGCCGACCAAAGAAATCAA